AGCTTTTATACATAACATCCAGAACCACCTGCAGGCGGCGCTGTGGTTGGTGGTGGTGGTGTAAATACTATTGCGCCAGGGAGTCCTGGTAAACCACCAGTTGTACCAGGACTTCCAGGAGTTCCTCCAGTTATGAAAGTCCCTATGATTGGAGAACCAGGAGGAACTACAGCAATAGAAGGAATACCAAATGTCATTGTAGTTCCAGGTGAGAATGTTCCAGGAGATACCGACAGAGTTGCAGGAGCTCCTCCAACTGTAATTGCTGTTGGAATCAAACTCGATGAGATTGGGGAGAAAGTGGTGCTTGTAGGAGCTCCTGTAGATCCAGCAGTGCTCGTACCACCATACCCGCCTGTAGCGCCTCCAGTGGTTCCTGCACCACCTGTACCAGTACCTCCTGCGCCACTACCGCCGCCAGCGGTTCCACCGCCTCCTGCTGAAGATCCTGCGCTTCCTGTTCCAGATCCTGTTCCTGTACCACCAGTAGGAGCAACAACTATAGGTGTAAAAGTACCAACTCCAGTAGCAGGTGATGTTACAGCAAAGGTTCCTGGAATAGCAGATCCTGTGACAGAAGGGACAAAAGTACCGCCACCACTTGGAAGAGTACCTCCACCTGGAAGAGTACCAACTGGAACATAGATATAAGATGTATTATTTGCATTTGTTGGTATTATGACACCAACTTGACTTACAGGTGGCACAGTATCAATAGTCATAATACCTGGAATTTCTGTGCCTGGATCATATAGTATATTTTCTGGAGGAACTGTTGGAGTATTGTCTGGATTTGCCAGAGTATCCTGTAGATCATTACTACCTTCTATATTTACTGGACCAAATGTAATTTTACCAGTATCACAACTGTATGATCCAACATTTCTATCAAGGATGGTTTTTTTATTATTTAACAGTGTAAATGATCTCAATACTCCAGAACCATCATCTTCAAAATATTGAGGTACACCTGGTCTATCTGTGGTGTAGTAAACACTACTTTGAATACTATTTCCTGGTGTTGAACTGCAACTACAGTCAAAAGAAACACCAAAATCAAAATTAAATGTTTGAGGACTAGACTCTTCTGGGTATAGAGCTCTTTTATACAAACTTATATTTGTCAGTACATCTTGAATATTGGTATCTGATTTTAGAATATCAGTTTGTAATTTGGTGATAGAGAATGTTTTGTCAAAATTACTTAAATCTTCATTGTCTCCGTATTCCTGTAAGGCATTTAGTGCCTTTGCCTTAAGTTTTTCCGAAGTACTTTGAGATAAAGTTCCATCACCAAAAGTAGTTACAAAATTATTAGTAATTACCAGGACATTCAACTCAACAAATAGTTCATTTGGATCCTCAATCACAATATCAACCGATGCCATAGCATATGGTCGTAAATTACGTACAATATCTTTTTTTGTTAAATTATTTAATTTTGCTCCCGTCTTTGTTCTAATAGACAAAAACACTTTTCCATATACAGGAGGGGTTAATGTTTCTCCACCAAATGCATTTACATATTTTGCATTTGGATATACAATTTTAGTTAAGTTTTCGTAATCTTTTGCAGTTACTGCTCTATTTTGTGCTGCGTATGCTCTTGGTGCATTAAATTTTATGGATTTGAGAGTTTCTTGTGCAGAACCACTCTGAGACTTCATATTTAATTTTAATGTTGCATCATTATATGCAATATTGTCTGCATCTACAATTTCTCCAACAAATGCAAATTGTTGAATGTTGTTTGCAGTCATACCACTTGTGGTTATATAATCAAGAGTAATAACTTGACCTGTTTCAAGTTCTTTTCCTAATATACCATCTCCAAAAACTACTTCATATCTCCTATCATTAGTTTCCGATAGAAAATACACTCTACTAAGAGGATCAATGGTTGTAATATTTTGAACTATATTATATGTGTCATATTGTGTTGCTTGAGCGTTTGCACGAACAGAAACTTTCAATAAACTGGTATCAACCCTTTCATTTGGAATGAGATATTTTTGATTTACCGTTTTATCTACTGTATATTCATACGTTAGGTGATTTCCTTCATAAACAGCAAAATTTTTAAAACATGCATATCCAGTTGTTTGATCTACTTTTGCTATTTTATCTTCTTGCGTACAAAAACTGTAAGAAGCCCCACCAATAAGTCCACTACATACATTGCCCTTTTTTAATAGAACATACGGTGGATATAATCCATTATTACCTATTTCAGTATATACTTCCACATCTATACATGCATATGCTGCCCTATATGATGTTGGTGTATAGTTTAATAACTTAGCAAGATTGACAACGTTATCTCTTGTTGTTGCACTATCTAAAAATAATTCATTTAATGCCATATTTGCATTAAATGCTGAATAATATGTATTGTATGCTAAAATATCTAACAAATATGACAGAGTAGATCCAGTGAAATCATAGTCTGTGAACTCTGGACGAGTTCTCATATAGGATTTTATTGATTCCCTAATATCAGCAAAATCTATATTTGTTAAATTTGTTGGTTTCATTAATCCCCTGGTCTCTCTAGGATAAATCTGCTTTGAATGGAAAGATTTTCACCAACAATTGTATAATCAATATCAACCAATATTTCATTAGAATCTGATGATTCTGCACTCACTTCACAGTTGTTTATAATAACTCTAGGTTCAAAGTTCTTAATTGTATTTATTATGTTTTCTTTCAAAGTTGTTGCAGAAAATTCATCCAATGGTTCAAATAAAATCTCGTATATTCTAGATCCAATATCGGGGTCCATGAGTCTTTCTCCAAATTTTGTTTGCAAAAGATTTTTAATAGATTGAGTCACTGCTGTCTCATTTTTAACAACGACCAAATCTTTAGTTACTGGGTTCTTTTGAAACCCAATATCTAGATCTTTGAACTCCCGAAAGTAATCTTTAAAGAGATAATCTGCCATGTGAATGTTTTTAATTATTTATAGTCTAATGCCAACGTTCTACAAAGTCATCAAAACCTCCTGCACCGCCACATGGACGAGAATAACGATCATCTGGAGGTGAATTTTTCATCATTTTTGCTTTTTTTAAGTATAAATCTGATTTTGGATCAGTAATTAAGCAAATTGTACCAAAATCTTGCTTCATCAATGAAGGATTTGTGTCTGGATTAGGACTTTGTGCCATCTGTTTCTCCTAAATGGGTAAACAGAACTTTTTACGGGGTTGCTATCCCGATTTTTTGACCATTTCGTAGTCTTCACCTAAGACTTCACGTAACATTTCGTCATTCCAATGACTATAATACCCCATTTCACGTAATATAACACGATATTTTTTCAAAACTTCACGAGAATTTACGAAAATAATGTTGTGCTTGCCATTATTTGACTGAACTCCATTGATATAAGTGTTATAAGTAGCACAATCTTCTAAAAATATGTAGTCTGGAAACTTTTTATTGTAAAATTCTACCCAAAATTGAATACTAGCTAGGTCAAGATAGTCCTCAACCACATAAAAAACGACATCATACCCAGAAACAGGTATGATGTCTTCTGCTTGACACTCTATAATTAAGGTTTTTGCTTTAGCGGCATACGGACAAACTGAAAAACCTCCTAATTCTGGACGAACTTCAGATATTCTTGCAATCCACTCCTGTATATCTGCCTCTACACTCATCCTTTTCCTTGTCCTCTATAGCGTTTTCCTGCACCATTACGACTACTTGCAGCATATTTAGTACCACCGCCATTTCCTTGCCGAGATTTTTTGGGAGGACCTGGAATATAATTTGATTTAGTGAGAGATTTTGATTTTGCCATAATTTTCTTCCGAAAAAAGTATTATATCATGTAATTTGCTACATGCCAACCACGACATTTTCTGAACCCGTTGCTATTGTGCTTAAACATGGTGGTCCTAGAGGATCTCCAATGGCAGCAAGTCGTTTTCCCATAACAAATACTGTTGCTCCTAGTGCTTTTACAACTCGCGGGTGTCCTTTACCAAATGTATCTTCTGCTGATAACAAACTACAATTACATGGCGCTGTAATCGGTCCTATGCAGTTTGGACCAGACACCTGCTTCCATTCAATAAGGTTTGTTGTTGCCGATATATGTGGAATTAACTTATCACCATCACATAATGGTGATTTTCCATTAATAAAAACTGTTCTTGCTAACACCGATGCATCTTCTGGTGTTGTTGGAGCTACTGGCCACATACAAGTTGCATCCATAACCGAAAGAGGTTTTGTAGGAGTTATACCAGGCGGACAGGGTGGTGGTGATGGTAGGCAAGGATGAGTGAAGTGTATGTGTGCTGGAATTGTAACACCATGGGAAGTGCAAGTTCCAGTGACAACAGCAGCAAATCGAGTCATATTCTTATTTTATTTTTATTTATATAAGAGCTGGATTGGTATTTGCCAGTTGATCTGGAACTTGATTGTCTTCTTCTAACGAAGCATTTTCTAAAGCAAATTCTTCATCTTCTTTTAAATCACCATATGACCTATTACAGAAGAAATCATATGGGTTTCCATATTTGTTCAATGCACTTACAAAAGTTCTAGTTTCTGCTGTATTGTCATGTAGGATTTCTAAATTGCCATTGATTTCCCACCCGTGAATGCCTTCATATACTACATTGTCCAAATCTTGATATGCTCTTAATCCTGATAGACCATAAAGTATCCCACCACTGCCCGCATATAAGGCGGGGAGACTAGTGACGTTATGTATGGAATTTGTCCAAACAGTAGCACAAAAACCATCAACAATAGTTTTATCGGGATCAGTTATCTGATTCATTTTGGTGACATATGCTGGAGTATTTAATAAACATCTTTCACATCTACCAACGTATCGATTTAAAGTTGCATCAAATAGATTTTCATTTATTTGAACACCTAATACAACGTTAATAATTGTGTTTGCTCTTGGATCTGGGCAATATGATTGAATCAAATATTTTATCCGATCTGTTGCACAAGGTAGTTTATAAAAACCACCAACTACTGTTGATATGGTTGGCGTAGCAGGAATAGTTATAGTTCTGTCTTTATCTGATTGAGGGAAAGCAGATGTATCCATACTACTATCAAAATCTTTAATTGTCTGGTCTAACTCCTTATCAAAATTAGCTGGAACTGCACCGAAACCAGTTCTTTCTTTACCAGTTATTGGTACTGTGTTGACTGCCTTTTCAATACCTGAATATGTCTTAGATGCGTTATTAAAAGAAGGACCATTACCTACTTTTGGTTCTTTAAAATTGCCTAGTCCAGTTGAATTTTTATCTACCTTGGTATTTTTTACAACGTCTCTAAGACCTTGTGGATAATAATCGGCATCATTTGCTGCACCCCCTCCTGCTGCAGTTTTTTGATAATTTGTACTCTCTGACTTAGTAATACTGCCAGTAGTTAAAGATTTAGGAGTACCATCTAATTTTGAAGTATTCAAACCAAAATCCTTTTCTAGTCTTCCTGCAGAAGTACCAGGATTAATTACATTCCCTCTCGCTAGACTTAGACTATCTCCACTTACATTTTTATTCAAGTCTTGATTATAATTGACGGTATCCTTATTCTTTGTTTTTCCTTGCAAAAGATCCATAGTATCTTTAGATGTTTTTTCTGATCTTTGCTTTTGTGTTGTGTGAATAGCTTTTACATCGTCAGTAAATTGGCGTCTACTTTTACTTGTCTTAAACTGACCCATGTACTTTGGAGATACAGGACTTTTTGGCAATTGAAATTTTCTTGGCCGACTTTTATCCAAATCTAATTCAGTAATGTCTGCGACTGGTTTATCAAATGTTTTTTTGTCAAATTGAAATTGAGTTTTGTTATACAACTCTGACTCAGAAAGTGGTGAGTTTTTAAAACCAGGTGATGCTGATAGAACTAATCCATTTTGAGCCAATTCCTCTTTTGATGTTGAGGCTTTGATCATAGTTGTAGATTCAATCTTTCTTATAAATGGTATTCTAATCTGAGGTGGTTTTGTGCTTGAATAACCAGAACCAGCATCCTTAATCTGAATGCCAGTTAGTTTTCCTGCAGTAAGTATTGGAGAAACCTGTGCTGCTCTACCAGTGCCTTGACACTGTTGTATTGCTGTCAAAACATCGTTATTCTTATCCAGCATCAATTTATTAAATTTTGCATGATCAAATGTTGATGGTGGAGGATCAACAGATAAAGTTATTTTTTCAATGTTTTTATTAGATAATCCTATTCCTGGTTGTGTAATTTGAGTACCAGTCAATCTTCCATTAGTAATGATACCAGTCGCTTGACAACGTACTAACGTTGGTGAAAAAGGCATCGATGCTGAAACCCGTGCAGTTGCATATTGAATTGATTTTCTAGTAAATTCATACATGCCATATAATGCTCCTCTATCTCTTATTCCATATCCAGCAATAGCTGTAACAGTGGCACCTGAATTACTTGTATAATTTGTATCTTTAGCAAAATCATTTCCACTACCAGTTAATTTAATGTAGGCAGCATTGAATCCTCCTGTACTATCAAAACGATTTACTGCTTCAACCGTCCATCCGTTTAACGTTTGACCTGCAGCAATTTGTCCTGATCCTGACGAGGGTTTTAACATATCTTGAATATCTGATACAACTATTGCAACTCCAATCCTTTGTGCTCTAGGAGTACTAGGAGATGGGTAGTAAAGATAAAAAACCTGTTGGTCTGAGAATGCTTCACCACCTTCAGAGTGATCTCCTCTATCTAATGAACCATATCCACTTCCATATGACAATATTTGATCAATAGTCCATCTACTTTGAAATGATGATGTAGAATTATCATATACAGATTCTATTTTCATTCTTATCTTAGTACCACCTGCAAGTTTATAATCTTTATAAACAACCAAATCTCTAGTTTGCCAACATGAACCTTGAGCAGATAAAAATGGTCTTGCAGTTCCAGATCCTAACCAAGCAGTCTGATATGGAGTGTTTTCCCATCGCATTCCTCTATAGCAATCTCCAGCATTAATACCAGTTTGTGCATTTCTAGTTGACCAAGATACCTGACCATTTTTTGTTAAAGTAATTGCCCATCCTGCAGGATTGTTAGACCAATCACCACCAGGAGCATTTTCAAGTTCTACTTCGATATTAACAACTGTCGTCGCAGTTAAAACAAAAGAACCAGTGTGGGTTGATGAACCAAGAGGGATACCACCAACATGATTCTTCTTTGTAAACCAAGCAGGTCCTGTAGCAGATTTAATCTCTACAGATCCAGTATCGTCAAAACCAAGTTCTACATTATATGTTCCTGCTGTTAGGGTTATAAGTTGGTGGATAATCCTCAGAGGTCTACCAGATAAGTTATTATTACGATTATTACACCATATAGCATAATTATTTCCAAAAGTAGTCCAACTACTATGAGTCACTGCAAAAACACCACCAACAGTTTTTGGTTCTGCTAGTCTAAAACCAATAGGGACACCTCTCTTAACAACTCCTCTAAGAATGTTAGCAATTTGGATATAACCACAAGTATAGGTTATACCATTACGAACAAATCGAATTGGGAATGTTTGCCCTACAGCATATCCTGCATTACCAGATCCAATAACTCTTATAACTGTAATTTTAGTACCAGATCCCTCCGAATCTGTAAATTTCTGTGCTCTAATTAAAACTCTTAAACCAGATCCACCTGTACCACCACGCGCTGCACTTGATCCCTCAAAATTAAAAATTTGTTCAATACTATCAATACCAGAGTTTCCTGGAGACCATACACCTGTTGTAATTCTATTAACAATACCACTATCTCCATTTTGCTCGTCTGGTGGTAAACCAATTGTTGCATTTACAAAATTTTCATCTAATGCACTCTCGGCTGTTGTTTCTGCTGTAAATAATTTAAACCCATTCACAATAGCACCACACCCTGCTGCTGCCTGAGTAATATCCGTAAAACTAATAAATCCAACTCTGCGACCATTCTGATCGCTGGCGACTTGTCTTAAATTTGCAGGAACATCTCCAGTTTCATTTGGAAATGGAATATCAAGTCCATACTCAAGTCCTGGAACTGGTAATACATCACCTGCTGAAACATTAGTAATTTTTAACTCTCTATCATTGTCGAATGTATCTCCATAGTATTGACGATACCCACGAATTTTTACCTCTACAACTGCAACTTTTTGATTGCTATTATTGAATACATTTACAGATCGAGTATAAACCTGCGTCTCTTGACCTGGTGGAAACTGATTTGTAAATGTCCCACCATTTCCACTTGTCGGACCAAAGTTTGATGAAGATAATCCTATCCAATGTTCAAAGAATATCCACTCACCAGTAGTACCTCCATCACGAGTATATGCCATGGTTGCGGGACCAAAAAACAGTCCACCAGTATTAGCTCGGTTTCCTGCTCCACGAACCGTTGCATTTGCAAATCCAGGTGGACATGATGCTTGTTCTCTTACAAGAAGTCCCCTAGTATTAGTACCAATACCCCAGATAAGTGGATTTGAATTCTCATCGTCTGGACCAGTTAATTTACCATCTTGTGTTTCATACTCAACATAAGTTGCATCAGGAGATGTATCACAAGGAAAAGGAGTTTTTCTTGGAGTGTATACAATTCTTGGATAAGTAGCTGTCCCTTTCCCTGCAGGATAGGTCCCCGTTGTAAGAGTAATTGTCCAGCATATTGCATAACAAGGTCTTCCTGTCGCTTGACTTGAAGTATCCCACAAATATAAAAATGGTGTATCACTATAGTTTGCTTCAAAACTTAATTCACTTGGATAATGATCCCAATATCGATATTTCTTTGGATTTACTGTACCTGGTGATTGAAAAGTTCCTCTGCCTACATTAGTTTTCTGAGGACAAAGTTGATTTCTTTCCCACCAACTCATACTATCTAAGTTAAGTTCCTCATATAATTTTCCAGAATACTCCTGAGTATTCAGAGTACCATTAATTTCTGTTTCAGTATTTGCTGTATCCTCTCCTGCTGGTGATCCTGGATCTCCAGTTTTGGGATTTGGTGGTACTGCTGGTGCTCCAGGTGTTATACCACCACCTAGATAAGTGGTCTGCGGAACTTCACACTTATCTTCATAATTATACATAACAGCATCTCTGTACCATCCAGGCACATTGATTTGTGATGTATCCCTCTTGGGAAACATCTCCTTACTCATAATTACACCAGTGCCATATCCTGGACGGGCTCTACCGTGAGGTCTATAGTCAGGACATGTTTTCTTATTACACGGCATTTACATTACAAACAATTATTCTCAAGACTATTTAGTCGTTCATATAGATCCGTTAACGTTGCCCCTAATGAAATATATTCTTTCCTATTCGGTGGACGATATTGTAATCCATTCTTACTGACAAGTTCTTGCGTCACAAATTGCTCTAATCGATTAAATCGCTCTTCTATTTCTTTTTGTTGCGTAATTAATTCTTTCTCAAGATTATTCAACCTCTCAATTAGTTTCTTGATCAGTTCATTAATAATATCATGAGCAATTTCATTATCCTTTAAACGAAACTGTGTATTGTTCTTATTGATTAATCTTACTAGTTCCGTAGGATAAATCTTAATATTCTCATGCTTGCCCATAATACTCCCCATCATAATTCTTAATTCGCGCAGCGGTACGGTTACGCGCTGGTATCGTCCTTTTTGATAATAAATGACTCCCCATCATCCCCAATCTCATACTTCATTACATCACCCTCAATGAGACCTAACTCATCAATAATCTCCTGAGGGAACTCGATGAACAAGTCGCCCTCTGTAGTCTCCTGTACTTCTATAATAAACTTTCTGGACATTCTAATACTCCTGTTTGATAACTATACTCGTCTGTGAGAAATTTAGCAACTTCTTCTGCTTCTTTATATGTATCAAACATAAGAATTCCCTCATCTCCTTTTACACATGCAACTTCACCACTTTCCGAGTTATATTCCGATAACGGTAAATATGTCGGACCTTGCTTGAAGGGCGGTGAAATCATGATGATCCACTTCTCATTCTTCATTATTACTCTCATTCATTATCTTTGCTAACTCTTTTGCTTCTTCTGCTCCTAAAATATCAAAGTTTGGTTCATGGGGCGGTCCCATACTCTCCCAAATCCTTCGTGCCTCAGCTTCATTCTGTGCAAAAATTGAGGCAAGTTTGATTTGTCTATCATTCTTATCAAGATAACGAATCCCATAAAGATTCGACGGCACGTAGTCAAGCATAATTTTTTCCTGGCGAAATTTTTTTTCCTGTGGGACCCCCTAGAGGGGACCCTTCGAATAATATTTAGAGGTCGATTGCAAGACTTTATAGCTTACATAGGACCCTTTTATTATATATACGGCCGCCCCCGACCCCGAAAACGCCCGCCACCACTGGGTTTTGGCGCGAGTTAGGTATATTTAGAGGGGAGCAATGACTGCCCCCCAGTATAACTCAGAACACCACTTCTGTCAAGTCCTGTCCATAACCCACAAGGATCTTCCCAGGGGAGGGGAGTTTTTGTGTGGGGGCGTC